CTAACGGAAACCCAGCGCACCCATAACTAGACTTTTTCTTGGTTTTAACCTGTTGTTACCCATGATTTTCTTTGTAAGTTTCTTTCGAAGTTCTGCTCGTTCTGCTATGGTAGGTTTCGCGGGAATCGGTTCATTACTAGTAGTTATTGGGTTATTGCGAATCGCCATCACTTTTGACTCTAACTTAGCGAGTCTTTTTGTTACATTTTCTATATTATTTTTATTATTAAAAAATAGTCCGAAATTAATACCTGCTGTAATAAATATCAGAAAGAGTGTCATTAGAGTATTGTCTCCCATATAATTAGAACTATATTTTATTTATATTTTATTAATATTTTCTTTCTTAATATTTTTCTTTTTAATATATTTAATAATCTTATTTACATACTTATTTATTTTTTTATTAACTATATTATTTGATTTTTCAATAGTTAATCCTTGTAGTATTAATTTATTATTAACATCTCTAAATAATGCATCCAATATTTCTTGTGATTCAATCATAAATTGATTAACACTTATTGTCTTTTCTTCGAAGAAAACATCAGAATGACAAATTTTGATGGTTAATGCGTTAGTTGTTATATTTTTAATTGGGCGATTCCAAATAATTCTTAATGAGCAATTTGATGTAATATCAAATTGTTTAAATTCTACTTGATAAAATTTTGGTGATCCATCCAATGTCCAAATAATAATTTTTTTATTATTTTTATCTTTAATAAGACATTCCATTAATTAATAAATATTAATTAATGAATAGTTAACATTTTCATTTTTTATTCTTAATCTTGCATTTTTCATTAATTGTTAGTGTTTCTTTTTTACTAGTTTTGGGAACTATATTCATCACGCATTTTGATTTAACACCATATAAAGGGTCTGTACAACCTTTTTCTATTTTAGAATCTTTAACAGTTGGAGTATTTTTTGAATCATCATTTAAACATCTTGCTCTGAAATTTTCATATCTATCTCTTACATCAGCATAAGTTAATCCAGATTTTTTTCCCAAGTTTTTATTTACCATTTCATGTAGTTTATAAACAAATCTTGATAATGAATCCCGATCTTTAAAATGAGTTTTACCAAAGTTTAGAGTTTTTAAATTTTCTTTGTAATTATCTCGACAATATTTACAAGGCAATACATGTTCTAATGATTTAAAATATTGGTAGTAATTATCTTTTTGATCCTTAGTTGGTTTAATAGGATAGTTAAAACTGATAGTGTGTAAAGAATGCCATAGTGGTGGTCCCCATACTGCGGTCAGCATACCATCGCCTGAATTATAATGTTCTTTATTAAATGTACTCATTATATTAAATTAGATATTATAATTACATATTTTACAGTATGTAAATATCCACATGTGTATAATATCTATAAATGATAGTTAGTCAAATATACTGACTGAAATGTATATGATTATAAATTATTTATTATTATTTAAATATATATTGATAAAAGTATATATTATGAAAATTGGATACCAATGTATAAAAGATTGCTATAGCTATAATGTAATTAAAAAATATTTAAATAATAATATTGAAACCGTTGGATATAATAATTTTGAAGAAATTTTTGATAATTTAAATAATAATAAAATTGATTTTGCAGTTTTACCAATTGAGAATTCAGTTGACGAATCTACTTTTGTTAATTATGATTTATTTTATAATTATAACGTTAAAATTCACTGTGAATTTAAATATGAGACATGCGATAGTTTACATTCAACTAATGAAGTTGTAATAGCTCATCCACGCGCAATTAAACGTTGTATAAATAATATTGCGCGATTTTATTTAATTAGTTTGAAAAAAAATCGTATGTATCATGAAGAAATATTAAATAGTAACTTAAAAATTATACACGATAAATTTAGTGGTTATATTATTACACAAGATAAGATGGGGATCTTATATGATTATTTAGCAAAGTTTAAAGAAAATAACTATAATATAACAAAAATAGAAAGTAAACCATATCATTGTGAAGATAGGCAAACTTTTTCATATATATGTTATATAGAAGGACAATATAATAGAAATAGTATTTTAAGTCTGTCAGAAACAATACCGTCATTTAATTTATTTGGCGAGTTTCCTATTTTAGAGTTTGATAATATTAATAGTTCGCAAATAAATAAATTAAAAGTTGGTATAATTGGATTTGGTAGATTTGGACAGTTCATTGGTGAACAAATGGTAAATTATGGTTTCCAAGTATATGCTACAAGTAGATCTAATTATACAGATGAATCGAAGAAGATTGGCGTAACATTTTTAAACTATGATGAATTTATAAAACTTAATGTTGATGTAGTGATAATCGCAACATCTATATTAAGTTTTGAAAAAGTAGTAGATTCATATCCTATAGATTACTGGGAAGATAAACTTGTAGTTGATGTGTTATCAGTTAAAGTTTATCCATCTGAAATTCTAAGTAATAAACTAAAGAATTGTAATATTTTATTAACTCATCCAATGTTCGGACCTGATTCTGCTAAATTTTCATGGAAAGATAAGAATTTTGTTTATTGGAAGAACATGATAGATAATACTTGTGAGACTTGTATTACTATATTTTTAAACTTTTGGGAAAATCAAGGATGTACTATGATTGAAATGTCACCTCAAGAACATGATTCGTTAACAGCTAATTCACAATTTTTAACACATTTTATAGGAAGAACTCTAGAGTTACTTGATTGTAACAATACATTAGTTGATACAGATGGTTACAAATCATTAGTTAAAATTAAAGATCATAGTATTAATGACAGTTGGGATTTATTCTATGCACTAGCTAAATATAACCCGGTATCAATTGATACAATTAATAAATTAAAATTTCAAATAAACAAGTTAGAAGAACAAATTTTACATCCAAAAGGTAAAAAAATTAAAGAATCCGAAACGGGTAAAGTCTTTTCTAAAATATTACAAATGCAATCTAAAGGAATTAATATTATAAATAGTGCAATTGGTGTACCGTCATGGTATCCTAAATTAGAAAATATTAATTTCGAAGAACAAATGGGGTATTCAACTGCGAAAGGAAATCTAAATTTAATAACTAAATTATTAGAATATTATAAAGATAAACATTCAATAAAATATATTAATAAGGATAATCTATTAATTACATCTGGTGCTAAATCTGCATTATACTTGGCTTTAAAATTATTAACAAAAGTTGGTTCTAAATGGTTAGTACCAATACCGTATTGGACTTCATATCCAGATATGATAGAAATAAATAATGGATCAACAATATTTATCAATTCAAGTGTTGATGATAATTGGTCTTTAGATATAGATACTATAGAACAACATTTTATATCAAATGGTGATATGGTAAATGGAATTATTATTTGTCAACCGAATAATCCAACTGGTTTATTATACGAACAGTCATTTATTGAAGATTTAATAAATCTAGCAAATAAATATGATAAATATATAATTATAGATGAAGTATATCTGCCTTTGACGAATAATATAACTAGTTATGCATATGCTTTAAATAGTAAATATGAGAAATTAATAGTAGTATCAAGTTTTTCAAAATATTGGGCTGTGCCTGGATGGCGGGTAGGATGGGTTCTATCCGAATCAAAAATAATAAATAATTTATTAAAATTACAATCAAGTATATTTACATGTGCACCCAATTCAAGTCAAGAGGTTTGTTATAAATTATTAGAGAATAACTTTACACCTGATTTAAGTATATTAAATCAGGCTAATATAGAGTTGAGTGATATATTTAAAAGTAAAGGTTGGACTGTCCCTGATAATAAAGAAACAACAATGTATTTATTTCCTGTTAATAATGTTGTTAATATAGATGAAGTAGTAGATAAATTACTAGATAATGGATTGGGTGTAATATCTGGTAAACCATTTGGTTATAATAATGCGATACGATTAACGTTACCCAATGATTTAGATAACTTGTTAAGAATTAAATTAATATTACTAAAAATAATATAAAATAATATAGACTAATATATATGGAAAAAAATATTATAATATTAATTGTTGTTTTATTTATTATAACAAACTGTGTTAACTTTGGATTATTTTTTAATAATAGGAAAAATATAGAAAAAATGGCTAATACAGATGATACTAAAATAAAGGACCAAATAACCAGTATATATAAGGTAGATATTCAAGCTATTAGAAATCTATCTGATATATCTAAAAAGTTACAAGAGAAGGGTCTACGTGTACCTGGTGATCTAACTATTGAAGGTAAATTTAATTATTTACCAACCGGTTCAATTATTGCATTTAAGGGGACAACCGCACCCAAAGGCTGGGTAGTATGCGATGGAAGAAATGGTACGCCTAATTTAAAAGGGCGATTTATTTATGGATATGATGCAACGAACCGTATTGGAAGTGTAGGGGGGGCTGCAACAGTTAGATTAACAGCAGCTCAAATGCCATCCCATACACATTATATATCATCAGCTGGCTCTCATCATCATAACTTTGGTACTAGAAATGATGATTTTAATTTCCGTGGATGTCCAGGCGGGCCTTCTTTTGGTCAGGGTGATTGTGGATTCAAGAGTTGGAATACAAATTCAACCGGTGCTCATAGACATAATATGAACGCTACAGGTGGTAATCAAGCACATAATAATATGCCCCCTTACTGTGTCTTATTGTATATTATGAAATTATAAATAAATATTATTAAGATTATATTATAATTATATTAATAAGTGCTTTTATTTTTTTAAAATATGAAAATTCATATAATAAAAATAGTATAGAAAAAATGGCTAATACAGATGATACTAAAATAAGGGACCAAATAAGTAGTATATATAAGGCAGATATTCAATCTATTAGAAATCTAGCTGATATATCTAAAAAGTTACAAGATAAAGGTGTAACTCTTCCTAGTGATCTAACAGTAGAAGGTAAATTTAATTATTTACCAACTGGGTCAATTATGGCATTTAATAAAGCAGTTGCACCACCTGGATGGGCTGTATGCGATGGTACAAAAGGTACGCCTGATTTAAGAGGTCGATTTATTAGAATGCATAGTGGAACATTAGGTACCAAAAATGCATCTATTAATGTATCATATGATAAAACGATAGCTGGTAATTCAAGAAGTGATATAAGAAGTCGTATTTTGAAACATAAATTTGGAGAGATAGCAGGTACAGATCATCAAGCATTAGCTACAGGTGAAATGCCAAAACATAATCATCCGTATATTGATGCATATTGGTCAGAACATTGGGGAAATGATAAATCACATGGTAACACACTTCGTGGAGCTCACGGTGCCCAAGACAGTGATAATGCACCATATACTTTAAAAAGAACTACTTCGAATACAGGAGGTAATTGGGGACACAATAATCAACCACCCTATTATGTTTTGACATATATTATGAAATTATAAATAAATATTTAAGAATTATAATTTTATTTATATATATATATATATGAATATTAAATTAGAATCACGTGATTATATTGGAATCATAATAGTATGTACTATAATTTATTTACTATATGAAAATTTATGTAATAAAAATAGTATAGAAAAAATGGCTAATACAGATGATACTAAAATAAGGGAAGAAATAAATATTATATACAAGGCAGATATTCAAGCTATTAGAAATTTAGCTGATGTATCTAAAAAGTTACAAGAGAAGGGTCTACGTGTACCTGGTGATCTAACTATTGAAGGTAAATTTAATTATTTACCAACCGGTTCAATTATTGCATTTAAGGGGACAACCGCACCCAAAGGCTGGGTAGTATGCGATGGAAGAAATGGTACGCCTAATTTAAAAGGGCGATTTATTTATGGATATGATGCAACGAAAGGTCTTGGAAGTGTAGGGGGGGCTGCAACAGTTAGATTAACAGCAGCTCAAATGCCATCCCATACCCATGCCATGCATGGAGCTGGTAGTCATAGTCATTATTCGATGGAGGGTACTAGTATTGGTTCGGGTTCCCAGATGACGGGTGGCGGGGGTGATCACCGATTAGGGTTCAATGGTCGGTGGAGAACAAGTACTGATGGTAATCATGCACATAGGTTGAATAATACTGGTGGTAATCAAGCACATAATAATATGCCCCCTTACTGTGTCTTATTGTATATTATGAAATTATAAATATTATTAAGATTATAATTTTATATATGGAATTAAAACCGCGTGATTATATTAATAAGTGCTTTTATTTATTTAAAATATGAAAATTCATGTAATAAAAATAGTATAGAAAAAATGGCTAATACAGATGATACTAAAATAAGGGACCAAATAAGTAGTATATATAAGGCAGATATTCAATCTATTAGAAATCTAGCTGATATATCTAAAAAGTTACAAGATAAAGGTGTAACTCTTCCTGGTGATCTAACAGTAGAAGGTAAATTTAATTATTTACCAACTGGTTCAATTATTGCATTTAATGGAATAACTGCACCCAAAGGTTGGGTAGTATGCGATGGTACACAAGGTACACCCGATTTAAGAGGTCGATTTATTAGAATGTGGAATGATACCGGATTTAAACAAACCTCTACTGAATTTGGGGGATCTACTAAATATACTGTCAAATGTAAAAGATCTTCAGATGCCACGAAAACATTATCTGCTGGTAAAAGAACATCAAGTGATGCTTTTATTTTTAAACATTCTTTCGGAGATATAGCAGGTACAGATTATACCACATTAAGTACATCCGAGATTCCTAAACATAATCATGGTGAAGCGGAGGAGCATACCCATATCAACAATACTCTGAAGGAGTGGAGAAGTAAGGGTAATGCGAGTCATAAATCCAATTACATGCTGTACAAAGAGCCTGATGCTGAGTCAGTACAAAAAACAAGAGAAAGTGGTAAACATACCCATTCAGATGTAGGTTCTAGCTACAGTCACGGTATATCAAATCCTTACCATGTTTTGACATATATTATGAAATTATAAATAAACATTTAAGAATTATAATTATAATTATAATTATATATATATATATATATGAATATAAAGTTAGAATCACGTGATTATATTGTAATTATATTAGTATGTGCTTTTTTTTATTTAAAATATGAAAATTCGTGTAGTAAAAATAATATAGAAAAAATGACTGAGACAAAAGATATTTCATCTCAAATAAAGGCACAAATAAAAACTATATACAATACAGATATTCAAGCTATTAGAAATTTATCTGATATATCTAAAAAGTTACAGGTTAAAGGTATAACTCTTCCTGGTGATCTAACAGTAGAAGGTAAATTTAATTATTTACCAACAGGGTCAATTATGGCATTTAATAAAGCAGTTGCACCGCCAGGATGGGCTGTTTGTGATGGTACAAAGGGTACTCCTGATTTAAGAGGTCGATTTATTAGAATGCATAGCGGAGCATCAAAACAATTTAATGCGCCCATTAATGTATCATATGATAAATCTATAGCTGGTAATTCAAGAAGTGATATAAGAAGTCGTATTTTGAAACATAAATTTGGAGAGACAGCAGGTACAGATCATCATGCATTAATTACAAATGAGATTCCTAAACATAATCACGGTGTAGCTGGTAATCATACACATACGTATTCTCGTCGTAAGGATGACAGATGTGTACATAAATCAAAATGTTATAGAAGAGCAGCGAAGAATGGGTACCAAACTCTGAATACAGGGGCATCAGGTAACCATACACATGCATACGTAGGTGCAAATTGGGGACATAACAATCAACCACCGTATTATGTTTTAACATACATTATGAAATTATAAATATTAAGAAATTTTAATTCCATATATATATATATATGGAATTAAAATTATTTGATTATATAGCATTTTTATTAATATGTATTTTTATTTATTTAAAATATAAAAATTCATGCAATAAAAATAATTTAGAGAAAATGGCAAATACCGAAGATATTAATACTGAAATAAATAAGTATCTACCTCAAATATACAAGGCAGATATTCAATCTATTAGAAATCTATCTAGTATATCTCAAAAATTACTAGATAAAGTTGGATTAACGATTCCAGGCGATATTGCAATTGAAGGTAAATTTAATTATTTACCATTGGGAATAATTATGGCATTTAATAAAGAAGTTGCACCCAAAGGTTGGGCTATATGTGATGGTACACAAGGTACGCCTGATTTAAGAGGTCGATTTATTAGAATGCATAGTGGGACATTAGGTGCCAAAAATGCATCTATTAATGTATCATATGATAAAACGATAGCTGGTAATTCAAGAAGTGATATAAGAAGTCGTATTTTGAAACATAAATTTGGAGAGACAGCAGGTACAGATCATCATGCATTAATTACAAATGAGATTCCTAAACATAATCACGGTGTAGCTGGTAATCATACACATACACAATCTCGTCGTAGTGGTGACAGTTGTGTACATAATTCAAAATGTTATCGTAGAGCAGCGAATAATGGGTACCAAACTCTGAATACAGGGGCATCAGGTAAGCATACTCATGCAAACGTAGGTGCAAATTGGGGACATAACAATCAACCACCATATTATGTTTTAACATACATTATGAAAGTTGATATATATAATGCTAATTCTCGTCCAGCTCCTGCAATTGTCTCAATCGCACCAAATGTAGTTGCTAAACCAAAGGTAGTTGCTAAACCAAAGGTAGCTGCTAAACCAAATGTAGTTGCTAAATCAAGATCAACAGGTAGCCATGTTTGGGGTGTTAATTCAGCTAACAATATTTACTACAGCAATGGTAAAGGAGGTAATTGGGTACAAATACCTGGAAGACTCAAGCAAGTTAGTGTAAGTAGTAATGGTAGTCATGTTTGGGGTGTTAATAATGGCGATAATATTTACTATCGTAATGGCAGAGGTGGTAATTGGGTTCAAATACCTGGTGGACTCAAACAAGTGAGTGTAAGTGGAGATGGTAATCATGTTTGGGGTGTTACTTCAGGTAATGATATTTTCTACCGTAATGGTAGAGGAGGTAATTGGGTTCAAATACCAGGTAAGCTCAAATTTGTAAATGTAAGTAGTGATGGGAATCATATTTGGGGTATTTCTTCAGCTAATGATATTTTCTACCGTAATGGTAGAGGAGGTAATTGGACTAAAATACCAGGTAGGCTCATTCAAGTGAATGTCGGTTAACAAAAGTATATATAAAAATACTGAACTTGGAAACTATAAATAAATATTAAAAAAATTAATAAACATATGAATTGATGGTAATATAAACACATCATATTTTTGCTTTGCAAATAGTTTGACTATTGTTGGCTTTGAGAATAATCATGATATACAAAAAATAAAATATTATATATATATATATGAATATGAAATTAGAACCACGTGATTATATTGTAATTATATTAGTATGCGCTTTCATTTATTTAAAATATGAAAACTCATGTAATAAAAATAATATAGAAAAAATGACTGATACAAAAGATATTCCATCTCAAATAACTGAACAAATAAATAAAATATACAAGGCAGATATTCAAGCTATTAGAAATTTAGCTGATGTATCTAAAAAGTTACAAGATAAAGGTCTAACTATTCCAGGTGATCTAACAGTAGAAGGTAAATTTAATTATTTACCAACAGGTTCAATTATTGCATTTAATGGAATAACTGCACCCAAAGGTTGGACTGTATGCGATGGTACAAAAGGTACACCTGATTTAAGAGGTCGATTTATTAGAATGTGGAATGATACCGGATTTAAACAAACTGATGCATGGCATGGTGGTGCTACTCAGTATAATGTTAAATGTAAAAGAATTTCAAATAATAAAGATACATTATCTGGTAATAAAAGAGGGTCTGATAAAGGTTATATTTTTAAACATTCTTTTGGCGATATGGCTGGTACCGATGTGACAATATTAGATAAACGAGAACTGGCACCCCATAATCACGGTGAAGCTGGTAATCATACTCATGGACATAAGAAAGGTACTAATGCTGGTTGCGGCGATCGTGGTGCATCAAAATATCGAAGAGGATGTCCATACTACAAGGATGTGGACACTTCTACAAGCCATGGCGGCAAACATACTCATGCTACCGAAGGATATGGTTGGGGGCATGGTATATCAAATCCTTACCATGTTTTGACATATATTATGAAATTATAAATATAAAACACACAAATGTGTATGGTTTGACTATTGTTGGCTTTGAGAATAATAATGATATAGAAAAAAATAAAAATGAAAATAAAATATTAATAAATCTATATTCATATATATATATGAATATAAATTTAGAACATTATATTATAATTATAATAATTTTTGCTTTTATTTATTTAAAATATGAAAGTTCCTGTAATAAACGAACGATAGAAAAAATGTCTAGTACAGATGATAAAGTTGCAGCGGCTAAAGCTACAAACGATATTAAAGCTGAAATAAATAAAATATATAAAGAAGATATTGAACATATTAGAAACTTAGCCGAGATGTCTACTATACTACAAACAAAAGATGGTTTAATTATTCCTAACAATGTAATAATCAAAGGTAATTTAACACTTGATAGTATATTTTCACATGTACAACCCGGTTCTATATTTGCATATAATGGAACAGTTGCCCCATCAAGTTGGGCAATATGCGATGGTCAAAATGGAACACCTGATTTAAGAGGGCGGTTCATAACTGGACATACTAAATCAATTACAGAAATTAATAACAAAGGCGGTGAAAATAAACATAAACTATCTATTAAAGAATTAGCGAGCCATGATCACAAAATAATAAATGACGGCAACCATAGACATTCATTTAATCTTAGTGAAAATGAAGATGGTAGTTCGGATGACGATTTTCAGTCAATGACTAAAAGCAACCCCTCAAAAACAACATCTGGTGCAGGATCACACAACCATGGTGGATCAACTGGATATGTCGGATCCAATTATTCATATGAGAATAGACCACCATATTATGTTTTAATGTATATTATGAAGAAATAAATAATTTATTTATATATATATATATATATGAATTTGCAAATACGTTATTATATAATAGTTGTATTATTTTTAACTCTAATTTATTTAAAATATGAAAATTTTTGCGATAAAAAAAAGATTGAAATGATGTCTAATACGGATACGATTATTAATCAACTAGATAAAAAGTATGGTAACGATATTCAATCTATTAGAAAATTATCACAAATAGTTTTAAAACTGCAAGGAAAAGATAATCAAGACAAAAAAAATACTTTAACTATTCCTTACAATGTTAGGATAGAAGGTAACTTAACATTAGAGGGAACTCTTGCTTATTTACCAAAAGGTTCGATAATTGAGTTTACAGGCAAGGTTGCACCTATTGGGTGGAATATATGTGATGGTACTAAAGATGGTAAAATTGACAAAAGTATACCCGATTTAAGAGAACGATTTATAGTAGGATATAAAAGTAAATCCGAATATAATAAAATTGGTAATACAGGTGGAACAAATGTACAGAAAATAACTATAGATAACATACCAAGTCATTCTCATACGATTAAAATTGACGGTGAACATACACATAATATATCTCTTGGCAGATATAAAGACCGTAGAGGCAGTATCAACAATCCCTGGAAGGGTAACTCTAGAAGAACAATAAATGGAGGCACAGAATACACAAAATATGCAGGTAACCATAGCCACGGAGGGAATGTTGTTAAAACAGGTGATAATACACCATATGACAATAGACCACCTTATTATGTTTTAATGTATATTATTAAAAAATAA